ATTATTAACCCAGCCAAAGAACCTAAAGCCACTAAAAGCGCCGTTCTGTTAAAAGATGGCGGTAAGGTTAATGCTGCTGGTAATTACACAAAGCCTGAGTTACGTAAGCGCATTTTGTCTCAGGTTAAAGCCGCTGCTACTCAGGGAACTGGCGCTGGTAAATGGTCTGCCCGTAAAGCGCAGTTAGTAGCTAAGAAATATAAAGCGGCAGGTGGTGGCTATAAATGAGTGGGTTGGCAAAACCGCAACGCTCGTTAAAAGCTTGGGGTGAACAGAAATGGACAACTAAATCTGGTAAGCCTTCTAGTAAAACGGGTGAAAGATATTTGCCAAAGAAAGCGATTGAAGCGTTAAGCCCGCAGGAGTATGCAGCAACCACAAAGGCTAAACGCGCAGGAAAAGCAAAAGGTAAGCAATTTGTAGCGCAACCAAAAGCAATTAAAGAAAAAGTAAAACCCTACAGAAAGGTAAAATGATGGCTGAGAAATGGATTCAAAAAGCAATTAAAAAACCTGGTGCATTACGTAAAGAATTAGGCGCTAAGCCTGGTAAACCTATTCCGGCAGCCAAATTAGCCGCAGCTGCAAAGAAACCCGGTGTCGAGGGTAAGCGGGCTAGGCTGGCGGAAACCATGCGCAAATTTAAAAAGAAATAAATGCCGTTTAGCCATCAATGCACTTTCTGTAGTATTAATTTTATCTCGCCAAAGAGGTTGGCTAAATATTGCTCACAAACGTGTAAAGGCAAAAATTTTGCTGATGATATAATTGCCAGAAATAAAGCTAGGCAAAAATACGCGGATGTGCCCGGGCTAACTAAAAAACAAATTGCGTATAGAGCAACAAATGGGATAGATGCAAAACGAGATATTGAAAAAAGACATTTTGTTTTGTCCGTTTTGGGTGGTAAATGTGTTTGTTGCGGATATGACAAAAATATACGTGGGCTTGTTTTAGATCACATAAACGGCGACGGGCACGAGGATCGCAAGCGTATTGGCAATAAAATAGCTAGGTATTACGCTAAGAACTTAGAAGAAGCAAAGCAAAAACTTCAGGTTCTTTGCGCTACTTGCAATCAAATAAAATCTGTAGAAAATCAAGAGCATAATAAATCACGTAGAATTAACAAAAAGGCGGCTTAAAAAATGAGATTACGTTACTTTTTTACTTGGTTGTCTGGCTTGTTTCAAAAGCCGGAGGAAGAAGTTGTTTTTCCTAAAGCGGAAATTGCCGCTTGGCCGTTTCCAGTATCAGAAGATTTTGCACCACGTCCAAAGCGTAAATACGTGCGTAAGGCTACAACACGTCCAGTTAAAAAGAAACCTGTTGTTAAAAAAGCAACTAAAGTTGCTAAAAAGGCAAAGTAATGACAACTTCTGGCGCTTCGTCGTTTAATCTAGATTTAACAGAACTGATTGAAGACGCTTTTGAGCGTTGCGGTGCTGAGCTTCGTTCCGGCTATGATTTTAGAACCGCGAGAAGAAGTTTAAACCTGTTGACGATAGAATGGGCAAATCGTGGCATTAACATGTGGACTATTGAGCAGGGCCAGATTACTTTGGTTCAAGGTCAAAACACATACGACTTGCCAATCGACACAATCGACCTTTTAGAGCACCAGATCCGTACTAACGCTGGAAATACAGCAACACAGACGGACATCAACATCAGCCGCATCAGCGTATCAACCTACGCCACAATTCCAAATAAACTGTCTCAGGGACGCCCTATTCAGGTCTGGATTCAACGTATGTCTGGCGCACAATACCCAAGCACTACTAACCCAAATGGCGTTAACTCAGCGGGTATAGATGCTCCAAAAATTACAGTCTGGCCTACACCGGACGGTTCTCAAACCTATACTTTTGTTTACTGGCGTTTACGTCGAATTCAAGACGACGGTACAGGTGTGAATACCCAAGATATTCCTTTCCGCTTTTTAAACTGCATGGTTGCGGGTTTAGCGTATTACCTTTCTATGAAGTTACCAAACGTACCAGCAGAGCGGATTGCCGCGTTAAAAGCAGATTATGAACAGCAGTTCCAATTAGCTGCCGAAGAAGATAGAGAAAAAGCACCGGTTCGGTTTGTGCCTCGTAGGATGTTCCTTGGGGGTGGCTGATGCCAAATAAGTTTTCGTCCGGTAAGTTTGCGATTGCCCAGTGCGATCGTTGTGATTTTAGATATAAGTTGACTGAGCTTCGTACTGAGATTATTAAGACTAAGCCGTATCAGCTAAAAGTTTGCAAAAACTGTTGGGATCCTGACCATCCACAGTTACAATTAGGGATGTACCCCGTTAACGATCCACAAGCGGTTAGGGAGCCAAGACGGGATAATAGCTATGTAGCATCAGGTTTAACGGCGTATAACTACCAAGGCGGTGGTAGCCGTGATACGCAGTGGGGTTGGAATCCTGTAGGACAGGGATACGATTATCAAGAAACGCCTAACTATTTAGTAGGTCAGGGGCAAGTTGGAACAGTAACAATTAACTAGGAGTAGAACATGGGATATAGAAGCGCAGCTGACGGAATTACCAGCAAAGGTAAAACCAAAGGTAGAAATTTAGGTGATGACGGTGCAAGCATCGGCATTGAAGTAGGTAAAAAAGTTGGCAAAGGTACTGCTGGCGGCATCGACCAAAATAAAATGGAAGCTGTCGGACGCAACATGGCTAAAATTAAAGCGAATGGGTGCTAATCATGGCAAATCAAGTTAAACCTACAAGCAAAAACAGTCCAGCTATTAAAGTTGGAAACAATAAAAATATTCTGCCAGCTGAAAAGTACGCTATGCCGCATGACATGAGCGGAAACCCAGTTAGCGGCGGATTGCCAGCTATGTCTGAAGAGACTGGCGCGGAATTTTTAAATAACGCAAATATTGGCACTGGCACAACCACTAAAGGTAACTACGCTAAGACCAAAACTGATGGCACTAAACAACGTGGTTTTGGCGCTGCTACTAAAGGTTTTACTTCACGCGGTCCAATGGCTTAAGGGTAAACCCGAATGAATTACGAGCAGTTATATAACAACATCCAAGCTTACGCTGAAAATACTGAACAGCTTTTCGTAGCTAGTATTCCTGTATTTATTCAGGAGGCTGAAGACCGCATATATAACACCGTTAATTTACCAACGCTACGTAAAAACGTTACGGGCACAGTGTCAGCATCTAACCCTTATTTAGCGTTGCCAACTGATTGGTTAGCTAATTACTCTATTGCTGTTGTTGACCAAACCGGTAACTATAACTACCTTTTAAATAAAGATGTTAACTTTTTACGAGAAGCATACCCAAACCCAACAGTTACAGGGTTACCTAAATACTATGCTTTGTTTGGTAATCAGTTATCTAATTTAGAAGACTTAACATATATTTTAACCCCCACCCCAGACCAAAACTATACGGTAGAAATGCACTATTTTTACTACCCTCCTACAACTGTCCAAGGTCAGATTACTACAATCGGTTCTTTGACTAGTGGGTCGCTATATACCAATGGTGTATACCAAAATGTATCTTTAACTGGAGGTTCAGGGGCTAATGCAACTGCTGATATTGTTATTGTTGGTGGTGCTGTTACATCCTGTACCATTACTTTTGGCGGTAACTTTTATGTCGTAGGCGATATTCTTTCTTGCTCTTCCCTTGGCTCTACTGGTAGCGGTTTTTCTGTTACAGTAAGCGCCGTATCTAATGCTACTGGACGTAGCTGGCTTGGTGATAATTATGACCCGGTCTTGTTTTATGGTGCGATGCGGGAAGCTATGCTTTTTATGAAGGGCGAAGCCGATTTGGTTAAATATTATGAAGACAAATACCAAGAAGCAGTAATGCAACTTAAACGTCTTTCTGATGGTCTTGAGCGTGGCGATTTCTATCGTGATGGCCAGCTTAAAATGAACGTTGGTGGTAGAGGCGCATAATGTCCAATATTGTTCAGGGGCAAACTACTGTTTTTAAGGTAAATCTTTTATCAGGGTTGGAGAATTTTGCTGTTGGAACTGCTTATACCTACAAAATAGCCCTTTATACCGGCAACGCAATACTAAACAACGCCACAACTGCCTATACAACAGCTAACGAAATTACTGGTGCTGGCTATACGGCGGGGGGAAAACCCCTAATAATTACCCAAGTACCTGTGGGTGACACAAATTCAAATACTGCCTACATATCTTTTGCCCCAGTAGTTTGGACTAGCGCTAGCTTTACTACTAGATGCGCTTTAATTTATAATAGTACAACTAATGCAGCGGTAGCGGTTTTGGATTTTGGTTCGGATAAAACGAACACATCGGCAGGTACTTTTACCGTAACATTCCCAACCCCCACGGCGACAAACGCCATTATTAGAATTAGTTAAGGAGCTTTTATGCAAAAAGAATTAGCAAGCTGCGGCGACCAAGCGGAAATTACTCTGCAAGCTGGTGCTGCACAAAACGAAACCGTAGGCGTTGAAGGCTTCTACCAAGTAGAGTGCCGTGATGCTCAAGGTAATTTAAAGTGGACCGAAGAGTTTCCAAACCTAGTTAACGCTATTGGTAAACAGCTAATGTTAGATACCCTGTTAAAAGGCTCTGCATACACTGTTACCGGTCCATACCTTGGTTTGATTGGTACGACTAGCCCAACATTTGCGGCTTCTGACACCATGACTTCACACTCTGGCTGGACTGAGTTTATTAACTATACCGTTGGCGGTTCCGCTGTTCGTGGTACTGCGGTATTTGGTTCTTCTACCTCTACTGGTTCTAGCCCATCAAACGTAACTACTTCTACTGCAACGGCTATTACCTACACTATTACTGGCGCTGGTGGTAACGTAACAGGTTGTTTCTTGACTTTAGGTTCAGGCGCTTCTTCTACGCAGAGTAATACTGGTGGCACGCTATATAGCGCTGGAGCTTTTGCAACTGCTAAGACTACAACTGCTGGCGATACTGTAAGCGTTACATATAGCACAACTGCAACTAGCTAAGGAGCTTTAAATGGCTCTGGTAGTTTACGACCGTGTCCAACAGACTGGTACTGCTAATACAACCGTAAGCTTTACATTAACGGGAAGTGTTACCGGGTATCAGTCTTTTGCTGTTGTTGGAAATGGCAACACTACTTACTATGCGGCTACTGATACTACAGGTAGCTGGGAAGTTGGTATTGGTACTTATTCAACAACTGGTCCAACTCTTACCCGTACAACAATTATTTCGTCTTCCAATTCAGGGTCTGCTGTTACATTTAGTGGTACTGTTACTGTATTTGTTACATATCCAGCAGAAGATGCAGTTTATTTAAATGCTAGTGGTAACGTAAGCCCACTAGGCACTATTACTTCTGGTGTTTGGAATGGCTCTACAATTGCTACTGCTTATGGCGGTACAGGCGTTACAACGTCTACCGGGGCAAACTCAGTTGTCCTACGTGATGCTAATCAAAACGTAACGGCTAACAATTTCCTTGCTGGATATAACGTAATTACAGCAGCGGGAACAACAACGGTTTTAACAGTAGCATCTGCTTATTACCAGCGTATTAGCGGCTCTACAACACAAACAATTCAACTTCCTGTTGCTACAACGCTGGCTAACGGGCAAGGATTTACTTTTGATAATGACTCATCTGGCGCTGTAACTATTGTTGATAGCGCTTCTGGTGCTATTGATACCGTGCCTTCTGGTGGGTATTCTTACATATTTGTTGAAGACAATACTACGTCTGCTGGCTCTTGGGGTAAGTACGCGCTGCTTCCAGCGTCGTATGATTTTAGTACAACCACAGCTAACTTTGGCACAGCTACAATTACCAACGCTACCTATAATGGAAACACAATCGGTACAGGGTATGGCGGTACAGGATTAACAACATTTACTGCAGCCAATAACGCCATATATTCAACATCGGCTTCTGCTTTAACCGCAGGTACTTTACCTGCCGCAGCTGGCGGTACAGGCTTAACTTCTCCCGGAACATCGGGTAATATTTTAACTTCAAACGGTACAGGCTGGGTCTCTTCTCCAAATGCTGCCCCTACAGCAGACCAAGCGTACTATTTTGCAGTAGTAATGGGATAAAAAATGGCTACATATACAAACGTATCGTACGCAGTAAAAAACGTAAGCACTAGCGGCTCTTCTGTAACTACAGTATCTTCTGGTACTTTGGCTGTAACTAGCTTAGTGCTTTCAAATACTAGTACTTCTCCAATCACAGTAAACGCTTATATTACTCGCAGCGCAGTAAACTACTATTTGGTTTATACGGCGACTATTCCTGTCGGCGGCTCTTTAGAAGTTATTCAGGGCAACCGTGTTATGTTACAAGCCTCTGATGCACTATATGTTCTTGCAAGCGCTGCTTCTTCTTGCGATGCTTGGGTTTCTGGATTGACGGTGGTCTAATGGCTTATATTGGTAATAACTTAACGGTTCAGCAGTACAGCCCACAGATTGCTTATTTTTCTGGGAATGGTTCAACTACGGCATTTACTTTACCAGTTGGAGTTGTTTCATCTGCTCAAATTATTGTTATTGTAGCCAACGTAATACAAAACCCATCTTCCGCTTATACAGTATCTGGTACGACTTTAACTTTTACATCAGCCCCACCTAGCGGCACGAATAACATCTGGGTTGAATACACAAGTTTACAGACAAATACGGTTGCTCCTAGTGCAGGCACAGTTCAAAATAGTTCTTTTGGTGCAGTAACAGCGATACCAATGACTTACGGTACTATAGGTGCTGGTGATGCTTCTTTGATGAAGAACCGCATTATCAATGGTGCAATGCAAATTTCACAAAGAAATGGTACTAGCACAGTAACCCCTGCGTTATATGATTACACTATTGACCGCTGGCAAACCCAAGTTACGCAATCAGGAAAATATACTTTAGCCCAAAGCACTTCTGCTCCAGCTGGTTTTCCTAACAGTATGTTAATTACTTCAACTTCTGCGTATTCGATTACAACTACAGATTGTTTTGACGAAAAACAATATATTGAAGGTTTTAATTGTTATGACCTTGCATGGGGAACTGCTAATGCTAAAACAGTTACCTTATCATTTTGGGTGCAATCTAGCTTAACTGGTACTTTTGGTGGTTCAATTCAAAACGCAAATGGAAATAGAAGTTATCCATTTAGCTATACTATTTCCTCTGCAAACACTTGGACTCAAGCATCTATAACAATTTCTGGCGATATTACAGGAACTTGGATGAGTTCAAATAACAGCGTAGGTATGGCAGTTTTGTTTGGTCTTGGTGTTGGTTCTACATTAACCAATACTGCTGGCTCATGGGCGGCTGGTGATTATCGTTCAGCCACAGGCGCAACATCCGTAGTAGGAACAAACGGAGCAACCTTCTACATTACTGGTGTTCAACTTGAAGTAGGAAGTAGTGCTACTGGATTTGAATATAGACAATTTCAACAAGAACTTGCTCTTTGTCAGCGTTATTTTAGCAAGTCTTATGATTACTCTGTAGTGCCAGGAACTGCAAATACAATTACTGGTGCTGTTGGTATTTTTAGTAGCCTTTCAAGTGCTTTTATTGCTTTAAGATGGAAAGTTTCTATGAGGGCAACACCAACAGTTACAACATACAACTACCAAGGAACTGCTGGATATATGTCAGGTGGCTCTTACGCATCTTTAACTGCAACTGCATATCAAACTGGAACAGAAGGTTCTAATATAGCTTCAGGAACAGGAAATCCAGGCAACGATTACTATGTAAATTATGCGGTAACTGCGGAGTTATAAAATGTATAAATTATATAAAAATATTGATGGCACAACATATCAACATGGTGTTATTCGCACAAGCGATATGGCCTTTATCCCATTTGACCCAGCCAACACAGACTACCAAGCCTATCTAAAATGGGTAGCTGAAGGAAACCAACCAACCCCAGCCGATGAGGTAAAAGCATAATGTCAGTTAGCGTAATAGATGCAACTTCTACAGGGTCTACGGGAACCGTAATGGTTAGCGGTAATATGCCAACATTTAATGCTGTTATGTCTACAACCCAAACTATAAGTAATGGAACGTTTACAAAAATAAATTTTGACACAAAAAATTGGGATACAAATAGTAATTACAATACTTCTACTTATAGATTTACTCCAACCGTTGCCGGATATTATCAAGTAAATTGTTCAATTGATGGTGGAGCTTCTAGTGGTCAGGTTCGTGTAATTTCAAATATATACAAAAATGGCAGTCAATATAGAGTTGGTCAAAATACCAATACTGCATCGGGCGGTTCATTTAGCGGTGTTTGTAGTGCATTAGTTTATATGAACGGTACCACTGACTATATTGAATGTTGGGGGTATATTGGAGCTTCAACCTGTATAGTTTCTCCAAGCCCAGCAACATGGTTTGAAGCCGTTTTAGTGAGGGCTGCATAATGCCATATATCGGTTCTTCACCCACCCAAGCAGCGTTTGTTACCGATTCATTCAGTGGTAACGGTTCTACTACTGCATTTACTATGTCGGTGGCGCCAGCTAATACGGCTTCTGTTTTGGTTGCAATATCTGGTGTTCTTCAAGACCCAAGCACATATAGCGTATCAGGTACAACCCTAACATTCTCAGCCGCACCCCCAACCGGTACTGGCAATATTTCAGCCCGCTATCTCGGCATCCCTGCATCTGGCGTAACCACTACAGCTTATAGAACTGTAACTGAATTTACAGCTACAGCCAACCAAACAACTTTTACCCCACCATCTTATACAGTAGGATTTATTAGTGTTTATCGCAACGGAGTTTTACTTGGTTCTGCTGATTACACTGCTACTAACGGTACAACCGTGGTCCTTGCTACTGGCGCTACCGCTGGTGACCTTATTACTACGCAGAGCTTTTATGTATCATCAGTATTAAACGCTATTCCTGCAACGGCTGGTAGTGTTGGTTCTACTTATTTGGCAAATGGTGCTGTAGGTTCTTCTCAATTAGCAAGCAACTTAACTCTTGGCGGGGTTACATCTATGCCAAGCCAAATTTCATTTACTTCTTATACAAACGGAACAGGAAGTTTTGCAACAACAAATAGCGTTATTACTTTTACAAATGTATTAACAAATATTGGAAACTGTTATAACCCATCTACAGGAAGATTTACAGCGACTGTAGCAGGTAGATATTTATTTACTGCCGCTTTGATGGCAACTGGTACAGGTAGATATTATTTTAACTTAAGAAAAAATGGGCAAAACTACGCACAAGCTGGTGGGGAATCTTCAAATTATTTGTTAACTCCTATTTGCTACATCATAACTTTAGCGGTAGGCGATTACATGGATGTCTATATTACAACTGGAACTTTGTATGCGGCATCTACTTTAGAAAATTATTTTACTGGTCACTTATTAGGATAAATAATGACACAAGCAGCTAATTTAGCATCTACAGGTTCTTTTAGTACCACAAGCGGCGGGTTGACTGGTGTTACTTTAACTAACCCAGTTACAGTTGGAAGCACACCCCAAATTACCGTATACACATCTGGTTCTGGAACTTACACAACCCCAACTAACTGCCGTTACTTATATGTAAAAATGGTAGGCGGAGGTGGAGGTGGAGGGACAGCATATAGTAGCGGTTCTGGAAATGGTTCTACTGGTGGTAATACAACTTTTGGTTCTGGTGGCGCAGCTAATGGTGGCGGTCCAGGTTCCGTAAACGATAACGGTGGTGCTGGTGGTGGAGGCTCTTTACCAACTGGCGCAGTAGGGTTAGTAGTAGCTGGTGGTTATGGTGGACCTAACGCAAACCCATCGAATGGAGCTTGGGGCGGTAATGGCGGAGCGTCAGCTTTTGGTGGCGAAGGTCGTGGTCAAGGTGGTTCAAATGCCGTAAGCGGTACTAATGGACAACCTAATACTGGTGGCGGAGGTGGTGCTGGTGGTGGTTCAAATACTGGTCAACCATATGGAGCAGGTGGTGGCGGTGCTGGAGGATACGCTGAGTTTTATATAACTTCTCCTGCTTCTACATATTCTTATTCCGTAGCTTCTGGCGGTGCTGGTGGTAACGTTGGTAGTGGTGTAAATGGAGGAAGTGGCGGTTCTGGTGTTATTTATATTACTGCTTTCTTTTAGGATTAACTATGCAAAGATACGCAATTATTTCTGGTACAAATGTAGTTAATGTTATTGACTATGAAGAACAACCAGTTCAACCTATTCCGGGCTTAGACCCAACTTATATTGCAGTTCAGTCTGATATTGCTGGACCCGGTTGGACTTATGTTGATGGGGTGTTTATAAAACCACAACCATATCCGTCTTGGACATTAGTAAATAATGTATGGACTGCACCAATCCCAATGCCTACTGATGGAAAACCATATTGGTGGGACGAAACAACTAAATCTTGGATATTGCCATGAGTTTAACTACCGTACAAACAGGTATGCTTGGTACAGGGGCTATTTTACAAGTCCAAAGCACAGCGTTAACAGCTGCTACATTTAGCACTAACTCAACTACTTATGTTGACGTTACTGGATTATCTGTATCAATAACTCCTAGGTCTACTTCAAGCAAAATTCTTGTTATGTACCAATTTAACTGCGGTGTAGATTCTGCTGCCCAAGGAATATTTATGCAGTTGGTGAGAAACTCAACCCCAATTTTTGTTGGCGATGCTGCAGGTTCTAGACCCCAAACGACTTCTGTAAACGGTGTAACTAGTGCTTATGGTATTTTAAACATGAGCGGTACATATTTAGACTCTCCAGCTACAACTTCAGCTACAACATATAAAATTCAAATGATGGTAAACGGTGGCGGTGCTAACTACGGTTATGTAAATAGAAGCGTTAATGATAGAAATACATCTTTATATGATCCTAGAACATCATCTTCTATTACTGTTATGGAAGTTGCAGGGTAATGTTTGGATACGCAGCTTTTGCTCAATCTTCTTTTGCATCATTAGGTGGAAATGCTTACGTTTTAGCGTTGACTGAAAATTCTGGCTTGGCAGACTCTGAAGCCATAACAGCTGCTTTTTTAGAAAGCCTAACCGAAAACGTCGTGATGAACGACTATCCCCTACTAGCAGGGGAGTTTATTGGTGCAGTATATGAAAACTCTGGGATGGCCGACTCAGCTGCTATAACAGCCACGCTCCTACAAAGCCTTACAGAAAACTTAAACTTAGCAGATGCAGAAGCTATAACCGCAACTTTATTACAAAGCATATCGGAAAACTCAAACCTAGCCGATTCTAGCGTTCAGTATTTTGCTGCTTTGGAGTCCCGCACGGAGCCAATTAACAGCGTCCTAGATATCCAGACAATTACTGCAGCATACCTACAAAGCCTAGCCGAAAATAGTAATATAAATGACATAGACAATATAACGGCCCAGTTTGCCACCGCTGTTTCTGAGGCTACTACAATGGCGGACGTAATATCTATTGCTGCCCAGTTTGCCCAATCCATTTCTGAAAATAGTAACTTAGCCGACAGTAGTATTCAAACTTCAACATTTTTACAAGCTATTTCTGAGGCTACAACTTTAGCCGACGTATTAAGCGCTGCCGCTGGTTATTTAGAAAGTTTGACTGAAAATAGTGGTTTAGCAGACACCCCAACAATTAAAGCTGGATTTGCTGCCGCTATTACCGAAGCGCTTACCGTGGGAGATGCCGAATCTATCGCTGCCCAGTTTGCGACGGCTATTAAAGAAAATGCTAACTTAGCAGACCAAGAAACCATTATTTCGGTATTTTTCCTATCCATTGTAGAGAATTTTGCTATTACCGATGTTGTAACAATTAAAGCGCAGTTCCTAGAAGCTATTACGGAAAACCTTAATTTGGCAGACACACCAACGGCTAAGGCAGCATATCTAGATGCTATTACCGAAGCATTTTATATGTTGGACTCGCAATTCCCCCGTGGATGGATTAAAATTAACGATAACCAAACTACAACTTGGACAGCAATTAGTAATGCTGGGGGTGGAAGCTGGACCCAAATTAACGATGTACAAAACCCAGGCTGGACTCCAGTTAACGACAATCAAGGATAAAACATGGCATCAACATATACAACTTCGTTAAAAATCCAAGAAATTGGAAACGGCGAACAATCAGGTAGTTGGGGTACAACTACTAATACCAACTGGACTTTAATTGAACAGGCTGTAGCTGGTGTTCAGACTATTACAATGTCTAACGCTAATTACACGCTTACAAACCTTAACGGCGTATCAGACGAAGCTCGCAACATGGTGCTTGTTGTTCAGGGTACAAACTCAGGAATTTACCAAATTGTAGCCCCATTAAACCAACCTAAGATGTATGTAATTTCTAACCAGACTTCCGGGGGTTATGCTATTACTATTGGGGCTTCTACCGGTTCTGTTGTAACTATACCTAATGGCGTTACTGCACAAGTTTATACAGACGGTACAAACTTTTACTCAGCCCAAACAGGTTCAGCCGGTAACTTTAATGTAAATGGTACTTTGACTGCATCTGGTATTGCCGACGTTGGTAATTTAAGCGTATCAGGAAACGGCGCTGTTACTGGAAATCTTTCAGTTACTGGAACTACCACTTTATCTGGAACAGCTACAGCACCAACTCCATCATCTAGTGATAATTCTACCAATATTGCTACTACTGCTTTTGTTCAAACTAAAGTAGGTACTTTGGGTACTATGGCTACCCAAAACGCTAATGCTGTAGCAATTACTGGTGGGTCAATACAAAACGTATATCCACTTACTTGTGTAACACCTAATGTTGGCTCTTCTGGTGCAATACAAGTTAGAGCTAATGCTTCTGGCGGTTATTCAATAGTTCAATTTACTGATAATGCTGGGGCAACCCAATATGGTTATATTTCAGCTTCTTCTAGTAATGTATTGAATCTTACTGGTACAGGCGGTGTAACGGCAAATGGTAATACTGTATTAACTACCGCAAACTTTGCTTCTTCTGGTATTAAATTAGGTTTAGGTATTACTGGTGAAAATTGGTATGCAGATGGATATACCTCTGGTGTAACTTATACCAATAGCAATAGCTACCCAATTATGCATTCTGTTACTGGAACCAATTCTGGTGGTAATGGTAATAAACAAATCAATGGCTACGTAAATGGACAACAAGTTGCTAATGCTGGTTTTTTTAGCGGAACAGGTAATAACAACCCTTGGATATCGTTTATTGTCCCTCCCGGACAAACATTTTATGTAGATTTTGGAGGTAGTAGTGTAGGTATGGGTATTTCTAATTGGTGGACATTACGATAACCATGAACAAAATACTTAATGACCTTCTTACTGGTAAAGATAACCAGACGCATGATATTGTGCGTTGGTCGTTGTTGTATTCTAGTTTAGTTCTTACTGCCGGCTTAATCTTTAATGCCGTACATACTGGTCTATTTGATATTGAAAAGTTTTATATGGGTTCAGCAGCTATTGTCGGCGCTCACGGTTTTGGGCTAATGATGAAAAAAGGCACTGAGCCAGAGGAGCAGTAATGTGGTCTTTAATTACGGGATTATTTTCTAGTTATGGAACTGCAATCAAAATTGCATTACTTGTTGCTTTTGTATGCGGCGTGTTTTTCGCTGGCTGGCATACTCGCGATAGGGATTTTACTGTTTACAAGCTTGCGCAACAAGCTATCGTTGAGAAACAACAAGCGGAAAATGAGTCAATCAAGAAACAACAGGCGTTAGTTACTAAAGGAATCCAAGATGAATATGATGCGAAGCTTGCTATGTTGCGCCAGTATTATGCTAACGGGGTGCGCCAGTCAGGTGCCGGTGCAGTGTCCGGCATTTCCTCAACCACCAAGCTCTCTGATGCAATCGCCGCCTACAATCAACTTGCTTCAGATTGCGCAGCCACAACCCTCCAAGCAGTAACGCTTCAGCAGTGGATTACA